TAGAACAGTGTCTTTGACGCCTGGGCGGCGCCGAGGAGGCCGGTTCCGATGCCGCCAATCTGCTGGAACACAGACGGCGTCAGCGGCGCCGGAGCCACCTGATTTCCGATGGAAGACGTGCTCGACGGCGCGCCCTTGTAGAGGTCGTTGAGAAAAGCGAGGCGCGTGTAGGGCTCGTACATCTGACGTTGCGCGTTGCCCTGGGCCGCGTCGAGCGCCGCCTGCTGTTGCTGACGTTGCATGTTGCCCGTCGTCATCAGGGCCTGCAATCCGGAGAGGCCTTGCGACTGAGCTTGTTGCGCCGCAGAAAGTTGCTGCGCGCCCAGATTGCCCTGAGCCTGCCCAATGTTGCCGTACTGGCTGGCGATGTCCCCCTGCGCGGAGGCAAGGTTGCCGTAGAGAGAGGCGAGGCCCTGCTGTTGTTGCGCCGCAGCAAGCTGCGTCTGAGTACCGAACTGCGACTGGGCTTGTGCCCGACGTTGCGCGTCCTCGAAAGCTTGCTGCCCGGTTTGGGTGCCGAACTGCGATTGTGCTTGCGACCGGCGCTGCGCGTCCTCGAAAGCTTGCTGCGCGGTCTGGGAGCCGAACTGCGATTGCGCCTGCGACCGGCGCTGCGCGTCCTCGAAGGACTGCTGCCCCACTTGAGTACCAAACTGCGACTCTGCCTGGGACCGACGCTGCTGGTTTTCAAACGACGCCTGGGCCTGCTGTAGTGCGTTGTCATACCCGGCTTGCCTCATGCCCGCCGCAGTCCTGGCTTGCTGCTCCAACACGGTGCGGTCAAGTTCCGCCCGTTGGATACCCTCACGGGAGCCACCAAATGCGCCCGCCTGGACCGCGTTCGCGGCCTGCTGGTTGGCTGCAATGTCGCCCTGCCTCCGAATGTCGCCCAAAGCCTGTTGGACCGCGACGTCTTCGTAGGGATTAAAGAAGGATGCCGCCGAGCTAGGGTCAAACCCCTGCGCCGAGTAGGCGGGGGCGCCGCTGAACTGCTGCGCCGAGTAGGCGGGGGCGCCGCTGAACTGCTGCGCCGAATAACCGGGAGCGCCGCTGAATTGTTGTGCCGAATACACAGGCGCGCCAACGTATGGATCGTAGGAACCTTGAATTGTCCGCCCCGCTTGCCCCACCGCGCCCCTGCTCTGGCCGATGTAGCCGGGGGCCGTGCTTAACGCACCAAGGGCTTGGCCCATGGTCCCAAGGCCGGAACCCAGGGTGCCCCGTCCAGTGCTGGCGAGAGCCTGATATCCGCCGATGCCGCCAGCTTGGTTTGATCGGGCGAAGGCTTCCCTCTCGGCGCCACTAAAACCAGCAATCCGCTGCTCCGGTAGCCGCAAGGCCGTATCGGCTAGTGTTTTGCCGGATTTCAAAAGACCTAACTTGTAGGCCTCAATCTCTGGCGCCTCGCGGACAATGCTTTCGGAATAATCGACCATGCCTAAGCCCTCATCTCGAAGTCGCGCATCATGCTGTAGAGGTTCTTAGCCCCCAGGTAGCGATTGCCCTGGCCGGTCGGGTCAGCGCCACGCACGGAGCGGGCGTTCAAGACAAACTCGCCGTCCGAAAGCATTGCGGGAATGTCGTCTGATTTCTCGGTTCCAGGACCCTCCACGAGCATTTCCTTTCTAGGAAACTGGGCCAGTCCGCCTTGGTTCAAGGTGTAGGGGCTCTCGACAATGAGGTCTTGGGGATTGCGTGCAGTAACCTGCTGGGGGTCCAAGTTCTGGACGATAAATTTATTCGGGTCTTTGGCAAGAAGTGCGTTGGGCTTGCGGAACCCAGAAATGTCTGAGGCGCGATCTTCCTCGTCGTCGCCGCTAAATAGGGAGGCAATGAGCGGCGCTCCGATGGTGGCCGCTGCGAGGAGGGCGGTTGGCGAAATACCTTTATTCTGGTCGGCCAAAATTGCGTAATACCGTCTAAGACCTGCCTCTCCACCGGAGTACTCTTGAAGATTCGCAGGCAAACCTGCAATTTCGGCCTTGTAAATTTTACTGGCCTCGAGGGCTCGGGCGTTGGCGTCACCGCTTCCAATACCAAACTTCTCGAAAATGCCCGACCCAAAATCTTTAGCGCGGTCAAAGATGTTTTGCGGTGCGTCAATAGTCGGTTGGTTCGGAAGTCGAGTACCAGAAAGGTCTGTGAGGAATTGCCGTTCGCCTCCAGACGGCACAGGTCTGTTGATGTCAATCATATTAAGCCGCTCTTGCCCCATCGGCGGTAACTGGTCTTGAGGCCGGAGTCCGCCAAATATCTGCGGCCGGATATTGGTTTGTAATTGACCCGTACGGGAGCTCAACACTCGGGGCGGCCCCGAAACCGAATCGTTACGCAGGGCCTGTTGTCTAGACAGATAGTTAGCGTCGCCCGGCGCCGAGCCGACCGGAAGGACGGTTTCAGGAACGGAACCCAGAGAAGCAACCTGAGTTCCTTGAACGCCAGTTAGATTTGCGGGGGGGAGGGTTGGTGCCGACGGGACAAAACCGGCATCAAGCGTTTGTCTCCCCATGAAAGAATCAAACGGGTTGGAGGCGGCTCGTGCCGACGCAGTTCTGAAATCGACGTTTTGAGTGCCAGGCATGTTCCGGGTTAAGAAGTTGTCGCTGTCAGCGCCGAACGACCCAGCCACCCTGGAACCCAACTGTCTCCCGGTCTGCGGGTCGTAAACCGGCGTCACCCCGGTAATAGAACCCTTTGCGCCACCCAACAACGTTCCCGTGGGACTGAGGGCTCCACGAGCCGCTGAAAACGCAACCGAAGCTCCGCCCGCAAGCGCGGCCGCCTTGAGAGAATCGTTAAGGCTACGGCCTCCGGAAAGGCTTCCAATACCCGCGCCTAAAGCTGCGGCACCCGCGGTCCCCGCACCAAACGCAGTGCCCAGGAAGGGAATGCCAAACGCCGAAGCAGCCAACGGAATAACTATGGGGGCGATCTTCTTGGCAACTTTTACGACCTTCTTGAGGCCTTTTTTAATTCCCCGGAAAATCTTCTTAAAGAAGAACTCCGGCATCCCGGTTACGGGGTTGAGGCTGTTGAGTTCGCTGCCCACGACATACTCTTGAGGCTCAAGGCCCATTCCCCGCATCTGGTCAAACAACAATTCCCGGACTTTCGGATTGGCGTCCAGCACCTCTGTCGGCACGACCGTCTCACCCTCGGCGGCGTGAACCACGTAAACGTCGCCGTGGCGGCCAAACTCTGCAAGGCGGGAGGCCTGCTCTCGGAAAGATCCGATCCCAGCGGCCGAAACCTCGTAGTCGGGAGAGGCATCTGCGAAGGACTGGAGGCCGTTTGATAGGGGGGTGTAATATTGACTAGCCATTAGGAAAGCTCCAAAACACTGGCGAAGGCGTATATTTTCGAGGCGGTGGCGCAGTTCAGTACGAACGTGTCACCGGCCTCTAAAACGAAGGGACCGGCTAAGGACCTGTCTGCGGACTCTGAGGTCGCTGCTAGAGTGCCTAGCGTGACTTTCTGCAAAGTTACCGTAACCGAAGCGGAGCTATCGGTTATCTTGGACAATACTACGATTGACCCGCTGTGGCTATTGAACAGTTGGACGTTCTTGATGATGGCCTCGGTGGCGTCGGGGCACGTGTAGACCGTCACGTCTCCCGTGGCACCCACTAGTTTTGCTATGTTTTTGTACGCGGAAGCCATCAGTCCATGAACCAGTTTATGCCGTTGGTCTCATCTTCCCCGCTAATTATTGCGGGCAAATCCGTCTTGGTGAGCGCAGCCTCAAGAGTGCTGACGAGGCGCACCATCATATCAAAACTGTACTCCTCGGGGACCAGGGGGAGCGCCGTGTCTAGTATCTTGCCCACTAGCGCCTCCCATCCGGCCTGACGTCCAACCGAACGTCGCCCAAGGTCCAAGCAATATCCGAGGCGCTGCTTTCGATCCTAAGTGCAGCAGAGCGGGCGCGGGACCGGACAAAAGACTGTTGCGTGGTGCTTGTGACGGCGCTCGTGGAGTTTGTAGACAGATCCTCACCCGGATAATCGCGCGTCTTTATGATGTAGTTCACGGAGGTGTTGGCGTCCGAACTGGTCAGGTCTAAGTCGGGGATAATCCGGGAGATGAAGGAGAACTGCTCCCCGTCACCGATAGAAAACACCGAGGACTCAATGAACGGCGCCATAGCCTCGCCATCTGCTGTGGTCCCTGTCTCGTGGGTGTATACGAAATTAGCGTCTTCATATTCCCCGGCAGCCCGTGGGTTCTCGTGAAGGCCAAGATCGACCCACGCAGTTCGCGACAGGGAGCCTATGTCCCAGGTGTTGTCCGCGTAGTTAAACTTCGCGTACCGGTCGATGGAGACGCTGTCCGACGAGCAGTAAAACCAGAAGACCTCGTTGAACATCCGGTTTGAACCCGCAAAAAACTGGCTGCGCTGCTCAAGGTTAATGTCATCAAAGACATACCGGAGGACCGTGCAGGGGATCGTCTGCATCTGGCCCCCGTACATAAAGAAGTTCTCCGTATCCATCCAATAAACCCGGTCTCCGACCGACACCACCGCGTTGGGGGATATGATGGAGACGTTGTTAGCCAGAAGAGTTATGGAGAAGGTAAACGGAGGCCCGACGAATCTCATGCTGTAAAGAGAGGCGTCGGTCCAGATAAGAATTTGCTGCCGTGTTTCGACTGCCGTAATTATTTCTGAGCCAGAGGAAAGTCTCAACGACCCTGCCGTGTTCGTTGCCGTGGGGGTCCAATCCACTGCGTTTTCTTGGTCAGACCAACGGACCAGCATCAAGTCTTGGACCGTGGTCCCAAGAGTGTTAGCGCCCATGCAAATAACGTGGCGATCTGTGTCAGACACAAGAACTTGCCGGGAAATTGTCGGAGCGCCCGATGCCCCAGAAAGCGCGCTCAGATCGACCGCCCTACTGGACAACCCCAGGGTTGCATCCCAGTAGTACACGGTGCTGTCTCGGACGTTGATAACAAGATCCTCGCCCCAGTTGTCTTGAGACCAAAGCCTAGCGTTCGCGGCAATTCCGAAAGGTTCCACCGCGTTTCCCCAGCCGTAAAACCCGTTGGCTTCTTTAACAAGGGCGCCGTCGCTGTGGGCGGCGGCTGTGGTTCCCCTTGCGCCGCGAGCAACGCCCGCATCGAGGGTCTGGCTAGACTTCCCGGTATATTGGATAAGCTCATTGTCGATCTGTATTAAACCGACAAAAGTTACCGCAACGCCGCTGCCGTGAGCAGCAATGGTCGTACCATCGGCTCCGCGTGTGAGGTCGCCAAGGACGTTCCCGACGTTGGTGTTATATATAATGTTTTCGCTGTTTATTTTTACCGTACCCTTCTCGGGAAACCCGGAAGAGTCCGCCACGTTAATTGACTCATCCACGACGGCGACGATTGCTCCGGTCGTAGAAGCCGCTGCCTCAAAGTCCGAGGCAGAGGTAAGTATTACGGAGGTTACGCTGCTGTTTATGGCACCATCTAGCGTTGTTAAGGAGTAGGTGAGGGTCTCGCCGCCAAAGTACCCAGCCCCCCAACCTGGACCGTTAAGTACAAGGGTCGAGGAACCAACACTAATTTGGTAATTTGCGATTACTGCGGAACCACCCCCACTAGTGCCGCCGGAACTGGCGCTTCCCCCGGTGTCTAACTTGTAACTTCCGGAGGACACAATTTCAGTTATTTCGTGTTCCTTATTGAGTTGAGCAATCGTCAAGCCGTCAACCGTCGTGGCACCGCTGAACGTAACGTAGTCACCGGCCCCAGCACCGTGGCCCGCAGCAGTTACGGTAACCACCCCAGATCCCGCGTCACCCGTGGTGATGGGGTTTGCGCCAAGAGTGGCCGTGCTCCGAATGGGAGTGATGTCGTTGTAGACCGTGCCTTGCTCGATGTAGAACTTTGAAGTTGTTCCCACGCCCATCAGCTTCAAGGCGGACAGGGTAACCCACACCTTGAGTGACCTCACCGTTCCCGCAACCGAAGAGCTACCAACCTTTATCCAGCCGCCTATTTTTTCCGGGTAGCCTTTTCTAAAGCGGATTAAATCCGAGTCGAACCAGCCCTGCTGGTCTGCAAAAGACGTGCTTTCACGATTGACGCCGGGACGGAATTGTATTTTAGAAAGAGGCATATCAAATCACGGCGCGTCAGGCCACGTCGGGTTGGCCGGGTCACTGGTAGCCGCCGGAAGGTTTCTCAGTGCAGTCCGGTACGTTACCCATGCTGCCGGTACATCCTCACCAGCCTCTTGAGCCTTCACGACAACCCAGTCGCAAGCAGCGAGCAATCGATCACGTTTTGCTCGAAGCGCCACCCACTCGTCTGAGTCATAACGAGACTTCAACCACTTGTGAGCGCGGAGTCCATCGAACTCTTCGTCATCGAGGTCTACCTCTTCGTAGACCGTATCAACAGCCGGATAGCTTTTGGCTTGCGTCTCTTGACCCGTATCAGCGTCAAAGACGGCTGGGGTTGCGGCTGCTTCCATCAACTTGGCAACGGTGGCAGCGGGGTTGAGAGAATTAATGACTTCCCCATCGGGAGTGACGATGCGTTTATCCATTTTCTAGTTCTCCAAAACAAGCAATCATTGCCATGTTGTCGTTGGTATTTGTGCCGTCTGCGCCTTCATGCTCAGCCGTGCAGGAAAGACGCGATGCGAGTAACATCCTGGAAAACTGCTCCCCACCCGGTATAACCACATAACCGGGGGTTGCGGCTCCTGACGCCACAAAAGGAATTTTAAAGGTATATTTATAAAAGCCTGTGCCAGAGGTCGATACAGACTCAATATTGTAAGACGCTTTGATTGAGAGAGTTCCAGTCCCGTCTACAACCGCCCAAGCCGCCGCCTTACTGAGATCGAGACCCCCCGGAATATCAGCCGACAGAGATCGGACCATCTCGTTGACTTGCCGCTGGTCAGTGGCCGGAGTGGAAGCGAACAGGTTAGCGTTGTTGATCTCGGCTACCGCATCACCCCACAGCAATCCGTGTTCGAAAGTGGAACCACCAGTTGCCACCGTTCGTTCAGTCTCTATGGCAAGCCCGTTAAAGATTTCTTGGCTGTCCGTTTGAGTGACAATGAACTTGCCCGTCAGAGGATCAACAGCAGCGTCTAAGACAATATCCGTGCTTCCTGATTGCAGAAGGCACTTAGCGTTAGCCGAATAAAGAGGAAGCTCGTCCCTGTACATGCGAAGCATGTAAGATTCGGAAACGTATACGCTGCTTGCCATAAACCTCAGTAGGCTTAACGAACCGCCCCAAGGTACGGACGAACCGTTGGCTGCAACACCAATGTGCAGTACCGCCGATGTGTTTGTGACAGTGCCTATGGCTGTGTTTGTCGCCGTGCCTTCAAAATTCCCATCGACATAGAGCTTGCCTGTCTTTAAGGAGCCGTCAAAAGTCATCGAAACTAAATGCCATTCGCCGTCGCCTAGATGAGAAGTCCCATTAACTGTTATAGTATCGGACCCATCCGATACGAAAAATCGGCCTACGTTGGTTGAGCCAGAAGCTAATTCAAAATAGAACCGCCCATTACTCAAGTCAGGTTGAGCGTAGTCAACGACCAGTTCCTCTGAGGTACTCGTCGTTTTAATCCAAATGAATAAAGAGAAACCTGAAGTACCAACGTCGAAAGCGGCGTCGTCGAGGTCCAAGTTGTTTGAAGAACTCCAGCCACTATAAGCTTTTAATTCAGCACCCGAGGCTACGGCAGCTTCAGTAATAGTACCGTTCTTCGTCAACGTGTGTGAGTTGCCACTTCGATCAGCCGTGTCCGAATTTGCTAGTGCAGCAAGAACGCAAGTCTGTCCTAGATATCCAGTCGTAAAGGTTCGATTGACGTAGCCCCCGAAGGCCGACCCAGAGTCCGAAGCGTGGGTATATCCATAATTCAGACCAGCATCTGTCGCGGTAACAACTTTTCCGTCTGGGCCAAGGCTAATTTTGTTCGCATCTCCTTGGGCACCAGTGAAGGTCGGCCCAGCACCACCACTGCCGTCAAAAAAGATACTCGTGCCCCAGTCGTCAGCAAGGATTTGATAAATCGGAACAGTAGATTTTCTGCCGTAATCGCTGCTGTTATTGGTGGTGAAGACAAAGCCATACGAGTCGATGGCGACAACATTGTCACCGGCGGTCCCTTCGTTCTTGTTGTAGACCGCGCCGTTGTTCAAAATTCCGTACTCGTCGGCACTTCCGCCGTATGTCCACGCAATAAGTGGGATCAGGCCACCCGTATTCGGATCATAGGGCGATCCGGTCTGAGGCATTTGGATGGCAACACTGAAAACATGGCCGTCTGCCAAAGGTGGTGTGGTAGCGTGGCTTAAACTTTTCAGAGCGCCTTCCACACGTTCAGCCCACGCCCCAGTGTGGGGGTCAAAGATTTTGAAACCCTGGTTTTGTATCCCCACCATGACGTAGCCCATCGAGGCCGCGATGCTTTTTCCTATCGCCCCGCTCAGTGTGAGCGTCGCAAGTGGCGTCGCGCTCGCAAGGGTGCCAGCCGTCAAATCCCAGATGTTCAATTGAACGTCACTGCCAGATGTCTCGACGGTTGCGAGCATCAACGAAGTCCAGACACTTCCGTTTGAGAACTTGCCGTTCCAACTTTGACCGTCAATGCTTGGGCCTACCAGACACATATCAATGAAGTTGGCGTTGGCTTCGACGATGCCGCTGACTGCGGGGAGAACAAGATCAGAAAGCCCCCCGTCTTTGATCAGAAGGCCGTCAACTGTGACGCCAGACCCACCAGTTGTTTCTGCGATGGTATTCGTGGAGATCACTGACCCCGACAGCGCCGTAAAATCGTTCGCCTCAAACTGGAAGTCCAGCGCCCCAGCCA